TATAAGACAGGTATTCACAATGGATGTGAGAAAGTCTGCAAAACTTTTGTAAAGCGTTCGATTCGCTTACTTGTCTCAAAAATAAATTTGCATTTATAAAAAAATTAATTAACTTTGCTCATCATTGATACCGAACTATCAACTGACTTCAAAAAATATAAGTTACCAACAGGTTACAAATACGCTAAGTGAAAACAAAGCAGGAAGCCATTAGAGAATGTTCGGATTCTTTGATGGCTTTTTTTATTGCTATGTTGCCAACAAGTTCAACTTCCAAACTTGCTAAAAATGGATATAAATAGGCATTATCAATATTAAAAAATGTAAATTTAGATGCTGACATCAACACAAATCCTGCTCTGTTCTAAACTAACAACAGGTACTGCAAGCTCGAAAGAGTCAGATGTTCAGTAAACAAAACAGCCAGTCTTAACTAATTTTGTATTTTAGTTAAGTGAATAAATAAGAAATGGTCGCAGGTGGAAGTGCTAAATTTGCTGAATAAAGTTTGCCTATTCAAAACTCTGAGATACTAAATATAAGCCTTTAAAAAGTTTATTAGTATTGCAGGGTAAAGTTTACTTATTGTTTAATTATAAGTATCTTTGATTTATGGATAAGCTCAAGATAGAGATAAGCACCGAATTTATGCAAGTGCCTAATAGTGGCAGATTGCTATCAGAAAGCATCAATCTTTACTTTAGCTATGATAAGATTATCCTAAACTTTGAATCTAAGCCACCTTACAGCTTCGCTAAGCAGTTCTTTTACTCTTTATGGACCAATCATTCAATCGAGATTATTAAGAACAAGATAGCCATTTATGATAGGTCAGTTCAGGGAGTGATTGAGATGGTAGGAATCGAATATAATAAGATGAAAAATGTTAGGTCCAAAAAATTTTAAAGTGAAGGATAAAAAGTGCAAGGAATGTCTAATACTATTCACTCCAGCAAGACCATTGCAATCGGTCTGCTCGCCTAAATGTGCGATTGCTCATAACAAAGTCTTGGAAGCTAAGAAAGAGAAAAAGGAATGGAGCAAGGAAAAGGCTGTTTTAAAGGATAAAATTACTTCTAAGGCTGAATGGTTAAACATAGCTCAGAAAGTCTTTAATACCTATATAAGAATAAGAGATAAGGCACTCCCTTGCATTAGTTGTGGAACGAACAAACAAGATATCCAATATCACGCAGGGCATTTCTATTCTGTTGGATCACATTCTAATCTAAGATTTGATGAGGATAATGTCCACAAGCAATGTGGTAACTACTGCAACAAAAATCTACATGGTAACTTGATAGCCTATTCGGAGCAGTTGCCATTGAGGATAGGCATAGAAAGATTTGAAGCTTTAAAAAGCAGGAGAGGTCAGGTGGTCCATTATTCGATACCTGAGATTAAAGAATTGATTGAAACGTATAAACTTAAAACCAAAAAACTATGTTAAAAGAAAAAGCATTGCAAATAGCAATAACTCAAATAGGACAAGAAGAACATCCAAAAAACTCTAATTGGGGTAAACCTGTTCAAGATTATTTAGCATCAGTAGGCATAACATTTCCTGCTTCGTGGTGTGCTGCCTTCGTTTATTGGTGTTTTCAAAAGACTTGTATAGATTTAAAAATACCTAATCCATTGGTAAAGACTGGTGGTGTGTTGGCTCATTGGAATAAAGCTAATGTAAAAAATAGGGTTACATCTCCTGCACCTGGCGATATATTTATAATGGATTTTGGCAAAGGATTAGGTCATACAGGAATAGTTGAATCAGTAACATCTACTCATATCAACACTATTGAAGGTAATAGTAATGATGAAGGATCAAGAGAGGGTTATGAAGTTTGTAAAAGAAGCAGACCTAAAACATCTATAAAAGGGTATTTAAGGTATGTATAAATTAAGCTTGTCTGCTTACCATTATACTATGTCTTTTCTTTTGTAAATTTTCCTTTTGCTTACGATACTCAATAGAAACAATCTTTTTTCTTAACTGATTGCCTATCTTATCGTTTATCAAATCATCTAACTTTACTGAGTGGAAATTGGCTATTTTAATGAGATTGTCAAGTGGCACATTTGCTCTTTCAGTTTCATAGAATCCATATATACCTACTCCAATGCTCACTTTTTCAGCAAAGTCTTTTATCGTTAATTCTTTGGATAGCCTAAGCAGTTTAATATTTTTAGCTATGTTTTTATTGTAACTCATTATTTAATATCAACTCCAATTTTAGAGAAGATGGCATCTTTTAATTTAGTGTAAAAGCTATGCAAAAAAGGATTCCATTCAGGTTGCTGGATGCATGATTCAACTTTCCTAATCGAATGAATGATGGTTGAATGATCCTTGTTATCAAAAATATTGCCTATCTCTTTTAAAGATAAAAATCCATCCTGCTTGTTGCCTGATTCGGTAACTCTAAGGTCATTGAATATTCGATGTAAATAGTACATAAGCACTTGTCTTGGTTGGCAAATCACAGCCTTTCTGCCTACATTTGTAAGTTGTTTCCTTGTAAGGTTGAATGTATCACAGGCAATATTTATCACATCATCAGCCTTTAAATGTGTGAGGTCAAGCACTCCATTCTCAAAGCAGTATTTAGAATATTCGAGCTTCTTATTTAGTAGTGTTATCTCCAGGTGCTTGATATCTGCCAGCATTCCATTTGCTAATTCAATTTTATTAGGTGCTAATTCATTCATCTTAATCTTGTTTATATTTTTGATTGTAATATTCGGTGCTTACTTTGTCTGCAAACTCTTTGCTGATATGTTCTTCTTCGATTAAATAAGCTCGTGTGTGTGCATTAATTAACTGATCACGTTCAATCTCTTTGGCTTTGTCCTTTGACCATTTAACATCAATGATGAAGTCATCAACACTTATCAATCCTTTTTCAAGGTTGGATTCAAGAGCTTCTAAAGTATTTATTAGCCAATTTACTGCTGTGTATTTTTGTTCCATGTTAGTCTTTTTTAAAGGTTATTAAGCAAATTTAGTAAAATCAATGCTTTCATACTTAGTTAGCAAATCAATAACTGCTTCTGTTGAAATTGGCATAATGTGATATGTATCACTATTACTTTTCTTAATGTATAATTTTGGATTATCAAGTTCTCCACTAACTACACAAACCATCTGTTTTTTATTAATTCGTTTCTCTAAAGCAAATCCATAATAGCCAGTCTGCTTAAACTCTACTGAATCGTTCATGTCAGTTCTCTTAAATCCTAAATCAATGTATTTTTGGTATGTCATGTTAGTCTTTTTTAAATGTTTCTTGATAATATTGTTCTTTGCTTAAAGGATTATTGAAATAAGCATTATTGTAGCCTTGTGCATAGGCATCAATTATCTGTTCTTTTTCCATTTCTTTGGCTTGTTCAACTACATTTTTAATAATTGGCGAATCTGATGTTAAATCAAATTTTTCTACTAACCATTCTACTGCTGTTTGCTTTTCCATTTTTATATGTTTTTAAATATGATTTGATTGATAATTGCTATTTTATATGCTGTGGCACTTATTTATTTACTGCCCATAAAGTCGCTGGAGTGCAATGTGCCTTTACATTTGATACATTCTTAAATCCTTTTCGGTAAATCAATCCACATTTAACTGCTCTGACTATTATTCCACCCCAAGCTCTCGCTGATGGTGGCTCAGATAATTGATTCTTTGATGCTTCTCTGACATCTTCAGTCATAAACTCATCATTGTATCTGATGTAATTTAATAAGCAGTTGTAGGCTTGTTCACTCCATAAAGGCTTGACTTGATCGGCATGATTGATTGCTTGTTGAATGCCTTTATCTCTTAAATTTTGAGATATAAATATATCTAATTGCATGATGTTTTTTATTTAAAATTCTAATTCGACCTGTTCGCCAGGTGCAGGAATATTGAAACCAAACCACTCGCAACAGAACACATTTAACCTATCTATCAGCTCGCAAAACTCACTCTTAGATAGTGTTGTAGTTGATTGTGGCACTCGCTTGATTTCGCCTGTCTTTTCGTTAATAATTTCTTTGAAGTTAAACTCCGATTTGATAAATTCATGAGCTGATTCCAATGTAAAGCTATTGCCTAAATCCTCAAATCCTTGTCTCATTAGTGGAAGCACTACTGCATGATAATAGGCATTTTGCTCCAAGCTCCTGATAGCTTTCTTCTTCTCAAAAGTAACAGTAAACTCAGCACAATTTAATGATTGGCAGAATTTAGTAGCTTCCTTTGAATTTCGGAGCTTTAAGAGTCCATCTTCAATATATGCAGTTGATTTATACTTCATTTGATAGCATCGTTTAAGCAATCAACAGCAAATTCAATCTTCTTCAATAGTGCCTTAATAAACTCCTCATCAAGTGGAATCTCAATGATGGCTATCTTGTTAAACTCATCTTTAAATCGTGGATCAAAGGAAACGAATCTTGCTTGTTTGAGGGATGTACACCACATTCCATACTGAATCTGTGGATAATAATCCTTGTATTGCTTTTTGAATGCATCAAGCTTTCCTTCTTTCATTCGTGATATAGTCAAGTTTTTTAGATGCACAGTTGAATTGAAAGGGCATTTATATTCTACATACCAATCGCCATGCAAGGCATCAGGACTTGCTCCAGCATTGAATGGAAAAGTAGGGCAAGGAAAGAATTTAGGATTCTCAATGCCAAAATATTCGATATCGGAATCTTGAATATCAAACATTGACTTGTACTTTTCATTGGCAATATACTCGTGTTCAATTCCCCACGACATTGCTGAGGTGGTAAAGTTTAAAGGTCTTTCTTGGGTAAGGACTTCAACTATCTTCTCATCAATATAAGTTAGGGCAGTCTCGCCAAATTCTTGGTCCTTTGCCTTGCCACCGACAAGCAACTTCCAAATGGAAGATGCTGTAAATTTGCCGAATCGTTCAGGTGCTGTGTTAGTTGGTTGCATTCTTTAAGGCTTTTTCTACTTCGGTAGTAAGTGAGTAATGTTGTTTAATCGTTGCCAGTGTAATAGCTCCTTCAAGCAGTTTAGAATAGCAGTTGTTGTAGTCCTTCGTTTCAAATAATAAAGGCTTCTTACCAGTCTCTTTTGGTGCTTCCTTAGTTGTTTGCTCTCCACTTGCATCTGTGTCTTTATCAGTTACCAATCCTAAAATTGATGATAAAGCATATCTACGAATGTAAGTAATGGCTGATCCAAGTACTTGAAAGTCATTCATTCCTTTTAGTTGGACTCCTTGAGGGATGTCTGTATTACTTTCGATTTGTTCAGCTGAGTCAATGTGGAATACGATAGTTTTAACTTGCATTCCATTTATCAGTTGGGTAAATCCCAATCCATGCTTTTTGAGCAGTGGATTGATAGTTGAGAATACAGCAGGAAGATCAGCATATTTGTAACCGTATGCTTGAGTGTCTTTAAGAATAACAGGTACTTCATTTTGAAAGTTGGCTAATGCCTTAAATAAGTTTTTCATTTTTATTGTTTTTTTAGTTTGTTAATTAATCCCAGTTACTTTGTCTATCATCTTCAAAAGCAGCAATGCCACGTTCTTCTTCTTTGTCGGCAGCAGACATCTCCTGTTCTTCTTCTTCCTCCTCATCATCTTCATCTTCTTCAATATCAATCGTCAAGGTATTCAACTTGTCAATCTGAGTGGCTAAGAAATCAGAAAGATTTAGCAATGCTTGTTCTTCAGATGTAATCTTAGGTGCTTGGAATAGATCAAGTATCTCATCTTCGATACCCTTTACTTTCTGTTTTTGCATCTGCAAGTTGTAAAGGTCAAGTGAATGATTGGTCATCTCAGCTGTTCTTTCGTAGCTGCATAATGTTTTGATGTTTAGCTCGTGGATGGCTAATAAGCTTCTTAATTTTGTCATTTTTTTTAATTTTAGTTTGTTAATGATATGCAAATATAAATAGGATATTTCAATATTCAAAATTTATTTTGAAGATAATTAAAGATTGTTGTAAGTTATTGATTTATAATAGTGTTTATTTTAGTTTACCCTCTAAAAGCTCCATATCAATCTGTCTCATGTAGATTATTTTAGCAAAATACCTAACATCATTTTGATTATATTCATCACTCATAATCAAGGCAATTTCCTTCATGATTGACTTGTTGATGGTGGCATCACTTTTATTGGAAGCTTCAGCCTTTCTCCTGAATAAATCAGTTTTAATCATTTCTTTTGCTTCTGCAAGATGCTTTACAGCTCCGTTTGTGATGTCTATATAGCCATTCTTAGCCAAGTAATCATAAATTACTGGCAATGATGCATCGTGTAAGTTATTGCTTTTTAGAGTGGGTATAATCGTGTTTTTAAATATTTCATCCTTAGCCGACTCGGTAAGGTCAGGCAGTTCATCCTTTGGATTAAACTTTGCCTTATCGTAACTTTTCTTGTAATCTGATTTTAAGTAGACTTGAATCCATGAATGGATCGTGGCTACATTCAATCCAAAAAACTCGCATAGCTTCTTCCTTGCACCTAAATTTACTATGTTTAATAGCTCAGTAAAGTCTAAGTTTTTGTACTGCTGGCAGTCATGCTCCATCGTGTCTATGATGAATAATACATCATCTTGAGTAGAATGTTTGTCTCCTGTAATCTGAAATGCTTTAGCTATTTCGATTGAAAATTGTTTTTTATTGTATAGCATCTTGTTTATTTTCTCTTTCGTTTAAAGTTTGTAATACTGAATCTAAAACTGATAAATTCTTTTTTAGTTTGCTTTCCTGCTTTGGCTCAGTATCTTCTTTTCTTCTTTTAAGCCATCCTGATAAGGTTAAATAGCAAGATGAATATTTAGTGAGCAGGTCTTTTTTATTCTCCATTGCTCCTAAGGTTTCAATTATTACATCATGAGGATATTTGCTTATAAGTAAATCACATTCAGTATCAGTCATTTTTTTAAGCCTTGAAACTTTTGTAAATTTTTCAGAAATAAATAAATTCAATTTATGTTCTTTTATTATAACTATATCTTTATTTATATTTATATCTACATCTTCATTTACATCTACATTTATATATAGCTTTAGCACTTGCTCAAGCACTTGCTTATCCTTATGCTTATTTATATCATCTAAGTCCATTGAGAATAATTCTTTCTTTAACCTATCTAAATGCTTAATATTAAAACCTTTAATAGTAGTTGCGAGCTTAATTACTACTCCAATATTACCACTTTTTGAACGTTTATCAACAAACATTTCTCTTTTTCTTAAAACATCAATGGCTACTTCATTTATATACCTACCATCAACAAGTTTAAACTTTTGCTCAAGCACTTGGATAACCACTTGCTTAAATAAATCATATTCACTTGGTAATACTCGGCATATTCCTGCTATCTCATCAATATCGTTTGGGATGCTACCTTTGTCATAATTGTAAATCAAAAGGTCAAAATACCATGCTCTATAAATTGCTTTCAATCCATTAGTGGATGCAATCCATTTGTCAAAATAAATTAATACTGCTGGGTCTTTCATGTTAAAATCCTTTGTTTTTTAAATCATATCCACTTACTCTATTAAAAGAAATTCCATCAAAATCGTAAGAATATGTATAAATTGATAAATCTAATCCAAAACAACTGTCCCAATTATTAGGTAATAAATCGGTAAGATAAATAAAGTCTGACATACAAACACTTTGACCTATAAGGCATATAGTTATTTTGTAGTCTTCAGTATTTAGATTTTTGTGTTTCATTAAATAAGATGTCAATCCTCTTGCATATCTTATTGCTTGTAAAAATGTGATCATTGTAATTTTCTTTTGCTTTAACTCAAAAATAGAAAATCTTAAATAAGAGCTTTGTAGATGTGGAGGAGATGATAAATTTTTTTCTACTCCAATAATATCGGCTATGCCATAATTACCTATCCTAACTTGTCTTTTTTTTAAATGAGGAACATTAAGTCCCCTATTTTCTAATTCTTGTACTGGTGCATTGAAGATTATATCCTCAAGGTCTTTTTCTAAAAAATTCATAATTTTAAAATAAAAATGGGAGTTTGTATTGATAACGGCTTCAACCTCGCTATCGCAACAAACCCCCAAAGGTTTTGATGATTGTAATTATTACTGGATAATAATTGTTGAAGCAATCAATTTATTTACTGCAAAAATAATCAATTTATATGAATTTACAAATTTAATTTAGCAATTCTCGTGGAAATCGTTAAAATCGCTGAATCCAATGGATTGCTTGACTTGTTCTATCTTGAATTGAAAAGGATATATCTTGCTGAATTTATTGATGGCATTTGAGACACTTTCTATTGAATCATAAACAGAAACATCTTTAATATTTCGATTTGAGCCACTATTTTTGTTAAAGTAAAACTTCTCTCCTGCTACATTGTAATAATAAATAACATACTTCTTAGGCTTGATGACATTGAGTAGGTCTGCCATTGTCTTATCATTGTTGCTGGCAAGCTCATCTTTGATTTGCCTAACAAGTATCTTGACATTTTGTTCTCTATCAGCTGAGAGGACTCCATCTATGTGGGTTAAGATCTGATCTAATTTTTTAACGATTGACATTTTATTGATTTTTAGTTGTTATTTATAAGTTACTGTTGTAAACCATCTGTTACTTTTTGTCAAATAATCAATTTTTATCTTAAATTCATCATTTACATAGCAACCTAATTCATATTCTACATATCCTTTGCTCAAAAATACTTGTATCAATTCGCTGATGATTACTTCTTTAAACACTATTGTTGATCTCCAGCATATATTATTTGAATTTAGGTCATATGTCTGATAATCTTCATTCTCATTAAAAAACCATAAATAAGTCATTCCATTATCTCTTACTGATAAAGTTGTTTCAATTTCCTTGTTTTTGAATCGGCTTTGAATCTCTGTTTTAGATAATCCAAGATAGTTTTGGCTTTTTGCTTGATAACTTATAGCAAGAAGCATAATAGTGCATAATGCAATGTTTAATAATTGTTTTTTCATAATGTTTTTTATTGATTTTATGATTAATAATTGATAAGTCCTAACATCCTTTTTGCTTCCAGCACTCTCGCCAGGTGGTCATAGTGTGTTCTTGGTCGGCTGATGTAGTCAAGCTCATGAATAATAGCTTTGTGAGTAGCCTTAAATCGTTCCTTTAGGCTTCTGCTTGCCTTAGGTGGTAAGTAGTTAGTTTTCATTCGTTCAGTAGATTCAGGTGGATTGATAAATGTAATGTAATTCATGATGTATTTATTTAGTGTTTATTAATTATAAAGCAAAGATAAAACAATAAAGATTGATATTCAAAATATATTTTGAAGATAATTAAATCAATGTTGTAACTGATTGATAATTAAAGCAATAAAATGAGTTAAAAATTAATTTTGATACTAAATATAAATAAACTATCTTTGATAAATGAAATTCCATTGTGAATTAATTAAGATCATCACATCAGACTATTCAGCTTTTTGCAGGGTATATAGCTTTAACGACTTAGGAAGCATAAGACAAGTGATGAGCTTCAAGGTATCGGCATTCGATAGTGAGAAGTCCAAGATAGTGGCACAAGGGATTGAATTTGCTGTATGTGAGATAAAAGAAAATAAGCTATTTATAAGAAACTTATTTGAATCGGAAGTGATTATAAAGTTAGACTCTGCCAGGACCACATCATTCAACAGCCATTTATCAGAGGAGAAGGATGTAAGAGCAAAGACAAGCATCTTGATAAAGGGAACATTAGATGCAGGTCAAGAGTTTATCATCAACATAGAGAATCGAAAATTAAAAGGAATTATTAAATAAACGAAAAAACAAACAAACGATGTCAGAAAAAGTATTTGCAAAAGGATTATATGCTAAAGCCAAGAATGAAAAAGCTCCAGCATTTGTGAAAGGTAGCCTATCAATCAAAGTAGAAGATTTTATCACGTTCCTCAATGAGCATAAGAACGATGCAGGGTATGTGAATTTGGACCTATTAGAGAACAAAACTGATCCAAGCAAGTGGAGTGCTACACTCAACGATTTTAAGCCTGATGCTACCAAAAAAGATGATAATTATCCATTTTAAATAATATACAATGCCTTTAAAATTAGGGTACAGCGATAAAACGATCGCCAAGAACATTAAGACTGAATTAAAAAGTAATAAGCCACAAGCTCAAGCAGTAGCCATCGCATTAAGTGTAGCAGCGAAAGCAAAAAAGAAAGCAGGTAAGAAGTAATTTAAAAGAAAAAACAAATGAATCATTACTTAATATTTTTAGATTTAGGTGGTAATAAGGTCCAATTTGAAGTAAAGGCAGACAATGAGCTTCATGCCAAAAAAATAATCAAGCAATCATTAAAGTTTGACAAGATACTCAAATGTGAAGCTGGCACATTGCAACGATTTGCTGAAATGAAAAACAAACAGGATGCAGAAACCGAATAACCACATAGCACATGACTGCTTCATCTCAATAAGCAATCTAATATTAGCGACTCGCAAGTATGGCGAGCCACAACAAGTCAATGCCCATCAGGATAAGATTGATTTAGTGTTTAACTGTGAAACCACTTTAAAGCTATTCAAGGACAAGTATGCTGAGATAATAAATAACATCAATGGCTAAGGCAAGATTAACAGATGAGTCTTTTAAGGATTTATTGTTTAAGGAGTTGAATAGTGGTAATACACAAGCACATCTTAAAACAAACTTTTATACACTTTTACAAACTAATTGGTCTTTAGACAAGACAAGGTCATTAAAATTACACGATTCTTACTATCCTTTATGGACTCAGTTACAAGATAAAGCTACTAATGAGCAATCCATAGCAAATACAATAGCACTCGTTAAATCAACTAATATCACTAAAGAAAGCCTACTGCTCGAATTAGAAGAAGTTAAGGAGTTGGCAAAAGTACCTGATAATGCTGGTCGAATAAACACTCAAGCAGTCATCAAGGCTATTGAGGTCCAAGCCAAGATGCTCGGATTGAATGAAGCACAGAAGCAGGAGCTTATCATCAATAAAGGATTCTACTTTGATTTAGAAAAGGATGGAGAATGATAGACCAAAAATACCTAGAAAGTTTTATTCAAAAGCATTCATTCCTGTATTAGAAAGCAAACAGAGATATCTTGTTTGTTATGGAAGTAGAGGATCAAGCAAGACCTTTCACATCATCCTCAAGCTATTGATGGAGTCGTTTGCTCCTAAGCACAGGGCGATTTACTATTGCAGAAAGAATCACGAGACAATACGTTCAACTACATTCAAGGACATCTGCTTTGCCATTAAGATGTTTGGCATGAAGCATTATTTTGAGTATTCAGAAGTAGCCAACAGTTCAATGGTATTCACTAATAAGATTACTGGACATAAGATTATGCCTTATGGATTAGTAGAAGCTGAAAAGACTAAGGGTATAAGTCAAGCTACTCATGTCTTTGTGGATGAGATAACCGAATGTAGCAAAGAATCTATTGATATGATTGACTCAGTTCTAAGGACTCCACAAGCTGAATACCTACAATTTATCTGTGCCTTTAATCCAGTTGATGAGAATAACTTTATAAGGTCCTACTTCTTTAGTCCTGATGACATTAGCAAGCCGAGAGCTGACTATGGAGATGACCTACTCATCCATCACTCTACTTTAAATGATAATGAATACATTGATAAGGAAGCCTATGAGATAAGTTTAAGGCGAAAGTACGAACATAATCAAAACTTATTAGACATCAATCTATATGGTAAGTGGGGTAGAGCTGAGGTAGATAAGCCATACATCACTAACTTTGACAAGAATAAACACGTTGGCAAATTTGAGTTTGACAATTCGGACATCTTACTTTCATTTGACTTTAACGTAGATCCAATGACTTGTGTGGCATCGCAGATTAGAGCTGGAGTAGTTTACTTTATTGAGGAGTATCGTTTAAGGAATAGCGATATATGGCAACTTTGTGCTGAGATAAGGAGCAAGCTACCAAAGTCAAACTATGTGATAGTAACAGGAGATAGCACAGGTAAGAATCGCCAAGCTATCAGTAAAGGAGGGTTAAATTATTATCATGTCATCAAGGATGAGTTAAATTTACATGATAGGGCATTCACTATACCTGGCATGAATCACTCCAATCATAATAGCCGAGAGATAATGAATCGTGCATTCCACTTTAACAAGTGCTTTATCAATGAGTCTATGCCTTATCTAATCAAGGACCTTACCTATTGTGAAGCAGATATGCATGGTAACTTAATCAAAAAGAGTAGTGGCGAGGGTAAGGAGTTGTCGCATTTATTAGACGCATTCAAATATAGCTTAGTAAATATTTATCGGACTAAGTTAGATTTATAGTGTAATTCAATAATTTATGAATAACTTTGTATGAGTTACAATTCATTAAGTCAATCTGACATCACTAATGCTTAATTAATCATGCAATGAAGTCAAAATTTAGTCATTTAGACCAACAAATTAGGGACTTAATTATAGCCAATCCATCATTCCACGACTCATATACCAAGTTATCTAAAATACTTTTAAACACAGAGGATAGCTCAGAGGAGAATCTTGATATCAATGCCTTGAAGATTTACATCATGAGGAATAAAAAGAGGATATTAGACTTGCATGAGGGCATCTTGAATGCTTGTGAGCTTACAGATGTGCCATTGACATCAGCTAAAAATATATGGATAAAGACCAAACCAACAGATAACACTCCAGGAGTGAGTGCTTTTGTTGTGAATCCTGACTTTGTACCTAATGAGATAGTAAAGGTAAGTGAGCTTAAAGCAGACTTGATTAAGGACCTGCAAGCTTTTATTCCTAAGTTTCCAAAGCTCAAGAGGGTAGTGGATAAGAATAGCTACTTATTAGTTTTAGATCCTGCAGACATTCACATTGGCAAGTTATGTACAGCATTTGAGACTGGCGAAGATTACAACAATCAGATAGCAGTCAAGAGAGCATTGGAAGGAGTTGATGGCATATTGCAAAAGGTATCATCCTTTGCCATTGATAAGATTTTATTTATTGGTGGTAACGATATTCTCCATGTGGATAATCCAAAGAGAATGACTACATCAGGCACTCCACAAGATACTGATGGAATGTGGTACGATAACTTTTTGATAGCTAAACAGCTTTACATTGACATCTTATTAAAGTTGGTAACCGTTGCTGATGTTCACTTCACTTTCAATCCAAGCAATCACGACTACACTAATGGCTTTTTTTTAGCTGATGTTATAAAGACTTACTTTAAGGACTGCAAGAACATCACATTTGATTGTTCAATAGCACATCGAAAGGGATTTAAGTATCACAATAACTTGATAGGCACTACTCATGGCGATGGTGCTAAGTTAGCTGACTTACCTTTATTGATGGCCCAGGAGTTCAGTCAAGAGTGGGCCAGCACCAAGCATAGATATGTCTATACTCATCATGTTCATCATAAGACTGCTAAGGACTTTATCGGCATAACTGTTGAAAGCTTGAGGAGTCCATCAGGCACAGATAGCTGGCATCATCGTAACGGCTATTTAAGTATCAAAGCTATTGAGGGGTTTTTGCATTGCAAACATAATGGGCAGATAGCTCGAATCACTAATATTTTTTAATCATGGCAAAAGAGAAAGAAGCACCAATCGAAGATGATGATGACTTGGACTTTGAGGTTGAGTTTACCACTCGTGAGGAATACTTTACTTCATGCTCTACTCTTATTCAGATAGCCGACATGATTAATCCAATGACATCTGAGGAAAGTATATTGAAAAAGAATATACTAAGGAGATGTTACAAGATAATTGATGTGATGTCTGCAGAGATGTATGATGAGCTGTTTGAGGATAGAGAGGAGCTTGAATCTTAATTATACCTTTTAGTATTATACTAATCAGTATAAAATTACTATATTTCAATTCATAAAATAATATAATGGCAACAGAAAATATAATATTTAAGGTACTTTTTGACACAACTGATGCTACTAAGCAAGTCGCTTCATTGGATGGAGTAATGGAGAATGCCACCAAGCAAGTTGATGAGTTTACTAAGAATGTAAAGGGTGGTGCTGAAGGATTGAGTAACCTGGCGAAAGCAAAAAAGACATTCAACGACATCTCAATAGCTGAATCCACCAATGAGATTAAGGAGCTTAGTTCTGAGTTATCCAATGCTACTGCTAAGGAAAAGGACTTTGGCAAGGCAGGAAAAGAGACTGTTGATGCTTATAAGAAAGGTAAGATTGACCAAGTACAAGCTACTAAACAGCTTGGAGATGCTATTGATAAAGGAGTGGTTGCTACTCAAAAGATGGCTGTTGAGACTGAGAAGATGGCAGGTAAAATGAAGTCTTATAAGGCACAGATAGCAGAATTAAAAGCTATCTTACCTACATTAAGTGGAGAAGAATATGTACAAGCTCAGGCAAAGTTAGCTAATTTGACTGATGCAATGGGTGATCAACAAGCACAGATTAAGTTGTTGGCATCTGATACAAGAGCTTTAGATACTACCATGCAAGGACTTCAATTAGGAGTCGGAGTATTCGCTGGACTTCAAGGTGCAAGTGCATTGTTTGGAGAGCAAAGTGCAGATGTAGAGAAAGCATTATTAAAGGTCAATGGAGCAATGGCTGTGCTTCAATCTTTACAAGCAATTCAAAATACATTAGATGCTGAGAGTGGATTTGTCAATTCAGTAAAGCTTTATTGGAAGCAGTTGTTTGTCAAAGAAACTATTAAGGAAGCAGTTGTAACAGAGGTAAGTGTAGCAGCTCAAGAGACTGACATAGCAGTAAAAGGACAAAGTGCAATAGCAAGTAGGGCAGCAGCAGCAGGTCAAGCTATTTATTCATTTGCTGTTGGAGCTTCCACTGGTGCATTGAGGATATTCAAGTTAGCATTAGCAGCTACAGGAATAGGTGTTGCCATCTTAGCATTGGGTTTATTGGTTGCTAACTTTGATAAGATAAAGAAAGCCATCATGGAAAATTCAGAGGGTTTTCAGACATTCAAAAAGGTATTACTATTTATCACTCCACCAATTTATTTAATCATTACTGCTTTTGAGGCTATTATGAGAAACATTGATTTGATTAAAAGTAGCTTGGCTGGATTTGTTGAAGCAGCAACAAAGACATTTGGCAATGTAGGAGCTGCCATTTCTAAGATAACAAAAGGGGATTTTTCAGGGTTTTATAATGATGTTAAGAATTTAGGTGCTGGAGTTTCAGATGCTTATACTGAGGGTTTTGTTAATCAAGAAAAGAAAAATGCAAGTGAAAGGAAATCAACAAGAATAAGTTTTTTAAATAGCCTTCGTGATGAGGAGATAAAGTTATTGCAATCTCAAGGAAAGGAGACGGCAAAGTTAGAAGCAATGAGTTTGAGCAGTAAATTAAATGCTCAATTAGCATTGTTAAGTGATGCTGATAGAAAGGAGTTGCAGATGGTTAGAGATAAAAAGAAAGTTGCATCAACATTAAACGATGCTGAATTAAAGCTGTTAATAGCTGGTACAGAAAAGTATAAAGAGATTCTTGATATTGAGCTTGATATGGAAGTGCAACATAATCAGAATAAAAAGGCAGCAGATGACAAGGCAGCAGAAGCAGCAGAAGAAGCAAGCAAAAAAAAGCAAGAGAAAGATAAGAAGGCAAAAGAAGATGCTGCTAAATTATTAGAAGATGCAAAGAAAGCAGAAGAACAAGCAAGGAAAGACCAAGAATCTGCTACTGAAGCTTTATTAAAAAAGATTGCACAACAAAGCATTTCTTTAATTGCTAATGATAATGAAAGAGCTATTGCTCAAATTGAATATAATAATTTTATAGCTCAAGAAGAAATAAAAAATTCATTAGCAAGTAATTATGCTAAGAATCTTGCTTTAATAGAACAAGAAAAAACATATCAACAAGAATTATCAGACCTTAGAGAAAAAGGTTTTGTTGATAAAAAAATTGAAGTTACTCCATTAACAGCTGATGATTTAATTGATAAGGATTTTGAAAAGAAATTAAATGATATTACATCATCAATATCTGAATCAATTCAACAGATAGGCGATGAAGATTTAAAGAAAGTATTTCAAGGATTGACTGATTCTATTGCTGCCATATTTGACGAGAATGAAACAGATCCTAAAAAGAAAGCACTTGCAGCATTAAAAGGAATCCAAGCAGTTACTGAAGGAGTTACTGGATTATTAGACAAAGCTATTGATAAAAACATAGCCAACTTTGATAAGTTGATTGATGCACAAAAGACTGCTATTGATAGAGCTAAGGAGCTTGCAGAAAAGGGTAATGCTCAGTTATTAGAAGCTGAGATGAAGAAGATGGACAAGCTTCAGCAATTAAGAAAAGAGGAGGGCAGAAAAAAGAAGGCATTAGCAATTACCAATGCAATCGTGAATACAGCAGTAGCAGTTACACAATCATTAGGAGCTGGTCCTATTATTGGTATCATATTAGCAGCATTAGCAGCAGCAATGGGAGCAGTTCAAATAGGTATCATTGCTTCACAGACATTTGCTAAGGGTGGATTCACTGGAGATGGCACAGGCAGACGAGATGAGACAGGGCATATTCCTGTAGGTATTGTCCATGATAATGAGTTTGTAATGGATAAAGAATATACTTCTAAGAATAGAAATGAGCTTGAATATATCCACAAAAATAGAATACCATTAGCTGATATAATAAAGAACAATCAGATGCCTGTCATGTCTTTTAATAATATATTGGGAGGTTTGCAAGTAAATAGTAGTGGTCAGCTTGAAGAACGTATGAGGGCAGTTGAAAGTGCTATCTTGGACCTACCTAATAGAATGCCACAGACATCAATGAATGTGGATAGCAGAGGTTTATCAATCAGAGTAACTGAGCTGGCATCAAAGGAGAAGAATTGGAAAAGATAAATTTGCATTATTAAAAATAATGATTAGATTTGCTCATTCATTTTTAGTTGTTAATTTTTGAGAGGGTGGTGCAGTCGATTGCACCACCTTTTTTATTTTGTTTAATCATTTAATTTATTAACTTTCCTTTTATCAATGAAATTAGAATTAGCATATCCTACTGTTACCTTATCAGGCAATCCTACTCCTTACAATTTAAGTAGGACTACTCCTATATGGTTTCCTGTTAATGGAGATGATATTGTGGGACTTGACAATCTTCAATTAGAGACAAGTAGAGAAGAAGGCAATCAGATTAAAAGGACTATGAGTGGCGATCTAATGTTCTATGATAATGTTGGAGGAACAAAGACTTTAATATTAAATGCATTCTATAATTCTCCGACTCCAGTTGATTATATGTGGTGCAGAATCTATGATTGTGAATGTGAAGTATGGATTTTCAAAGGTCAAATTACAAGAGATAAAATTGAGTGGTGTAGTGGCGATTGCTTTGTCAAATGCAGAGCTTCACAATATGATGAGATAACTGATGCTTACAATTCACTAAACAATGTGCTTAATTATGATGCTTATGAAGATGATATAACTGAAAAGTATATCAATATTCCAAGTCATGATGATCCAGGAGTTAGTGTTTGGTATTATGAATCAGTAAGGGTTGGTGGATTGCTTAAAAATACTATTCAATACTTGCCTGAGTTTGTGTTTAGATCATCCATATTAGATAGTCCAACAGGACTTAATGGATGGACAGGCGATACTTATGGAATAGACATGACTGCTTATAATACTTTGATTCCTGATGGTGCAGGAACAGTTGAAATGCCAATGGGCAATACTAATCCATATCACTATACATACCTTATCAATTCAGATGTAAGTAAACCAAGAAAATATAGAGACACATCAAATAGTTTAAGATTTGAGCATAGGTATTTAAGGACTGTTAAGCAGTTTTTTGAGGAGCTAAAGACAGTTTACAATGCCGATTATATGATTAAGATGGTTGGCAGTCAAGTACATTTTATCTTTGAGAGGAAAGATTACTTTTTTCAAACATCAACAATATGGAAGGACTGCACAAATTATAATGCTTGTTTTGAGATTGATGATAGAAATCAATATGCTTATGCTAATTGTAGCTATCAACAAAATTCAAATATAGCAAATGAGGTATCTGAAATATCATTGAATGCTCAATATAGAGCAATAGTAGAGTGGAACAATCCTGTAAGCCCATTGCAAAAAGATGCTTATATGGCTCCTGTTATGTTTGGAAGCGTCCCTGTTGATAGAGGTTCTGAATCAACTAATATAATGAGGTTTAAACAAAAAGCATATATTACTCCAGCAGTTTTAGTTATTCCTGGACTTGTTACTAAATTATCAGGTGCAAGTAATAATATAGGAGTTCCTTATTTGCCACATTATGAAGATTTTGTTTTAGATTCTAATAGACCTTTATGGTTTATTGGTGATATAATTAAATCATTTAATCCACGAGATACTTCATCTAACTATTATAATTGTAATCTATTTGACTGCTTTCATTTTATTGAGAATCCAAGAAATGCTCCTAATCATGTAGGCTATACTTCAAAATACTCAAAGAAACAATTAAGATTCAATGTAGAGGTTGAATTTACCTGTGCAGAATACTTAGCATTTAGTAATGATTCAGCAGTTATGATTGATGTTTTCGGCACTCCATCAAAGGCAACAATAGAGAATGTAGATTGGGATTTTAAAAAACGTACTTGTAAAATAAGAGGAATAATTTAACATGAAAAGAACAAGCATAGCATATACAGATAGCATTAGTGGATTAGCGAGTTTAACTTACTTAGTAGCTACTCCAGGCGAGACAAAAACCATGACTGCCGAATACACTTTAGGAGGTACTTGCATCACTTTAGATAATACGGTTGTGCAATATGACTCAGCCATTGCATTGACAAATCCTCGCTTTCCTGCTTCATCCAATTACTTTCGATTTACTGTTACATCGGCAACTGTTGTAGGGACTTGGTATGACATGACCTTACTTGTTAATGGCTCAAGTCAAGGTGCAGACTATTGGTTTAACAAAAATATGGATGTTCAGTTTAAGCGACTTAGCGACAATACTTTTTCTATTCGACATAGATTCATGGTTACTGATGATGTCAATGGCTATGTGGCTGAGAATGGCACTAACAACTATAATTTATGGTTTAGTGTTCCTGATGGACAAGCTCCAACTATAAGCACGATTGGAAGTGGCTCATCAATGTATGATTCAGATAAGTTCTTTGTAAAACATATAAGGGTAACTGACATCACTACTCAGACCTTTGATGAGATGTTGGACTTTGATGTCATTGATGCTAATTATTATGACCAGTCTCCATTGGTAAGTACCTTTGCAGTTACTTTGCCTACTTTGGATTATGTGATAGGGGTTTCCACTCCAACAAGGATAACATTCACTAATGTCAATGCTTTAAATACTCCAACATCTGCAAAGATATTGATGATAAACGGACAGCCTACTAATACTGTTGTGGGCATTAATCCTGCAATCATTGAAGATAATCAGACTGCAACTGTTATCAATGTCGCTG